TGCTCGTCGTAAGCGGGAACTTCCCGATACTCCGCTGCCGCCTTGTGTATTGCGTCCAACGTCGCAGCGACCCGCAACTGGTGATCGCGCTTCTCGGCCATCGCCTGCGCCTCGATGTCCATCAGTTCTGGAACAGCTGGCCAGATGTAGGGAACGTCCATCGCCTTATCCGTCCGTACTAAGCCGAAAGATGCGCTGCTGTTCACCCAAGGTGTGCGCCTCTTGGATGCCACGTAGCACCATCTCAAGGCCCGGATCACCAGCGGAGAGGCCAGATACCAATGAGTGAATCGTCTTCGCGTGAATCATGATGTCTTGCGTCACCTCACGCCGTGCATTGGCTTTCGCCTTTTCGACGTGGGTTGTGAGGTGAGCACGGTGAACCGCAACCTTGGCTTGGCTGTAGTCCTTGTACGCCTGGATTTCAGCCTGTGAGTCGATGCGATCAAGTTCACGGCTCTTCGCTTCCTCAGCGCGACGGTTATCACGCTTGGCGACCCAGCCGGTCGGCTCGGTGCGCTGTCGCTCGGGAAGTGAACGGTTTGATTGCGTGTTGTTAGTTGGTACGAGCCACTGGCTCATGATCGTGCTCCTTACCTTGTTGGTTGGTGCTAGGTAAGTGGAGCAACGCACCCGATAGCCAAATAGTCTCTAAGGGATCTCTGAGAGATTTATAGCCCCAGGTCAAAGCCCCAAGCCGCGTCGGATGATCCGCTGCTGTTCACCGATACTGTGCGCCTCCTGGATACCTCGCAGGATCAGTTCGAGTGCCGGCTTGCCCGCTGAAAGCGCCGTAACCAACGTGTCGACGGCTTGCGAGTGGAGTAGTGCATCTTGTGTCAACTCGGCGCGTGATTGAGCCTCGGCCTTTTCAATGACCGTACGAAGCTGGGTACGGTGCATCATCAGCCGCGCTGCGTTGTAGTCCTCGCGAGCCTCTATCTCGGTGTGCTTGTCCGACCTGACCATTGCTCGGCCGGTGGGCGTCAGCCGAGAGGCCGTAGGACGTGGCGCACGGCTCACCCAGTTGGTCGGGACGTTGCCTCGCTGGGGTGACAGTTCGTTACTCATGATGTGCCTTTCGAGCGTTGGGATAAGGTACCTCGATTATCTCATTTGCTGATTAGATGGTCTACCCATGTCATTTGATGTTTCAGTATTAGCTGTACACCACATGCCGGTTTGAATCAGCGAGCTAAAGTGTTCCAAAAGTGTTCCTAGCCACGTCGCGTGGCAGACCCCTGTTAACGAAAGATGTTGCGGCGCAACACGTTCTAATCCGCCTCCGTTAAGTTTTCATATATGAAATTTAGTGTGATTCGTCCTATCGGTGCTGGTCAACAGGGGTGCGCATCGTCTAATAGCGTCTAATTGTTCCCAAAAGTGTTCCTATTGGCGGTAACTCTGCGCTGCGCCTATTAACGCCGCATCCTGCGAGTGAACGTATCGGCTCATCGTGAAAGCACTTGAGGCGTGGCCTAACCAGGCGGCAATCGTCGCGACTGGTACTCCTCGTGCATGGAGCAGGCTCGCGCATGAGTGACGTGCGTCGTGGAGTCTCACATGTTTAATCTCTAGTCGTTGCAACATCCTTGTCCAGCGTGATGAGAGCGTTGTGCCAGTCAGCGGCTTACCGCGTTCATCGCAGACGACATACTCACTCTCAATACGTGCTTGGGCGTCAATCAAGAGGTCATACAGTTCATCTGGCATCGGCAGTATGCGCTTGGAAGCCTTGGACTTTGGTGTGCCCGTATAGGTGTCCTTACCGACCGTTACGCGATTTTCGGTTATCGAGAGGGTGCGTGCGGTGAAATCAACCTGTTCCCAACGTAAGCCGGCCATCTCACCACGACGGAGGCCATATAAAGCCAACGCCCAAACGTGCCTATCCCTGTCTGGATGATCCAGGATTTTGAACATATCGGCCTCAGAGAGAATGTTGAGTTCTGTGTTGTCTTGAGGCAACCGATCAACCAGCTCGACGACGTTGCGCTGGATGTGTCCCTGTTTCCGTGCATCCTCCATCAGTTTATGGAAGCGGCCAAGCATCCCGTTGATCGGTCCAGCGCCCCAGGACTTATAGCCTGGCACCTTTCCTAGTTTCAGTTCATCTATCAGTGTGTTGATGTGGTGTTTCTCTAACTGTTGAAGCTCGACGTGACCGAGTTCCTGGCGTAGGGGAGCGAGCCACATTTCATAGCAGCGCAGGGTGGACGGCTTGAGTCCGTGCTTTGACCCGAGCCACTGCTCACAGGCTTCCTCGACGGTTACACGACGCCTGGCAACGAAATTGTGTGTGGCAACATCGTTCTGGATACGTGCCAGTTCTGCCCGTGCCATAGCCTCGGTAGCAAGTGGCCGACCATCGACATTCTTACGTGTGCGAAGTCGCTTGCGCTGTCCGTTTTGCTTAGTGACGTCGGTCAGAATCTCGTAGCGCACGACTGGCCTGCCGTCTTTACGGCGGTTGAGCTCAATTTTTCGGATGCCTTGTGGGAGTTGCGATCTCATACCACAATTTTATGCGGCCTTTTGATCTTCCGCTTTATAAAGTTCCAGCCGTTCGGATTTACCTTTGCCTTTACGGTGGTATCTACACCATGCGAACCGCTTGGACGGATCGCCCTGCTCTAAAAGTGGCGAATTTTGGCCGCGCTTACCCCGTGACATCTGGTCATTTTCGCAGCCAGGAAATATGCACTTATTTTGCGCGTTCCCTCTACGTCCCTTGTTCACACCTCAACCCTCGATGCTTGAAGTTCTTCCTGCACCCTACCCAACAGCCAGTCAAGCCGTACTAACACTTGACCAGGGCAGTGGACATCTTCACACCACATTCTTCCCCACGGAACGCTCTTGCCATGACGGTTGCCGTCTTTATCGCGCCACAATATATCAAAGTGTTCACGCTCGGTATCTATCCACCATGGATGAGTAACTTCACCAGCAGCGAGCTTCGGCAGCATGTAGCACTTGTCGTCATGGTCCTGAATAAGTTTTATGTTCATATGGCTCCTTTCCCGATGGAGTCATATGGCTTATAATCTAGTCATGTGACCCTCGAATACATCTCGGGGGTTACTTTATTACTTATCTATTTACTCATATCGCCTCATAAAAAGCAATATTAGTATTGACATATTAAGTCTCTTATGTTAAAGCAGGACGCTGAGTTATGGAATCGCCATAATTCGTACCTTCCAACATTAGGAGTAATCATGGGGTTTGTACAGAAGCGCCTGAGTGATATCTCTGGCGTAGAACTGGCGGACAACGAGGCCGTTACTGTGGTCGATAAGACTCACGGCAAGGTCTTCGACGCCGCACCCGATGAACTGAAAGCCCTCAAGGGCGTCGTCAACGTCGTCGAACTGGAGTACCGCTATCCCAGCGGCCAGGTCGCCACGTTGCTCGTTCAGAAAGCCGACTACGAAAAGCTGGTCCCTACCGACAAGCTGGCCGGCTTCGACAGCAATCGTGGGCGGCGCAGCGGATACAGCCCGAAACAGAATGGCTCGTCGCTCATCCGCTCGTCATCCGCTTCCTAACCCATTACTCTCTACCGACTCTCCCACTCCTGGTTTAGCTCACGCTGCCAGGGTGGGGGAGTCAACAACCCTTCGCGCCCAGCGCGTCGTGTCTTTTGGCTTAGTTCCACCACCTTTCAACAGCTCGTCTCCTTTTGAACACTTGGCCTCTAAAGCTCGCTCTTCCACAATCTATCGGAAAGCAAAAAGACACGGCGTCCTCGGCACGAACTCGCGGGATCAACTCCGCCTACCAACACCGGTAAGTGGAGTACATCTCACGAGAGGACAATTCATGACCACCATCCAGGGGATACTGATTCCTGCTGACGGTTTGCGTGAAATCGAACTGGTTGACATCGACCAGGACGACTACAAGTCGATCCAACAGCACGTCGGCGGTCCGTTTGAAATGACGGAACTCTTGCGCCCCGAAGCTTCGCTTTGGAGCAATGAGGAGGGCAAGATCCACGATCTCGAACTAAACCGGCGCGCAACCCTCATGCTCTGGGTCCACCGAACCGAGTTTCGCGAAGCCGACTACATCGTCGGTGACGTCCTGGTGCTCGGTCCAGCTGATAAAGCCGGTCGGACAATGGGTGCGCCGGAAGAACTGGTAAACCTGCTCTTTCACACCGAGCAGTACCGCTATCTGGTCCAGGTCACCAACGACGATACCTGGAACGGCAACGGCGTCACCTACGATAACTGGGTGGATGCCTACAACGGCGGCCTGGCGCTCGCGAAGCGCTGGATACTGGTCGAAAACGTGAAGGTCATCGCAGCGTGAGATAAAGCCCCCGGCGTTAAGTCGGGGGCTTCTCATATACTGGCAACCTGTAAAACCTAGTACAAACACGTTACCAGTGTGCTAGTAGCTCGGACTAATCCTGCTGATGCCGATATAAGAATCTACCTTGCAGTCGCCTTCTCACACTACTAGCTTTGACTGTATAAGCGGCCTTGGACGTGTGAGTCTGTACTATCAACTTATACTGCCAATTCGATTAAAACACGTCTCGCAACCACGGCCAAGTGGTTAACTTTATTTAATACTCTCGCACATCGCCTGTAGCTTCTGCTCCTGCCGGTGGTTGAATCCCCACAGCGTGTTGCGCACCAGGCTTTTGATTGAGTCGCGTTGTTCCTTGTCAGCAAATGCTGCATCGACGATGGTAAGTAGCTCACCTTCAAGGTGGCTTATGTCTACACCATCATAGATGGGACGTGCAACTAGATTGTTCTTTACTGAAAATCCATCCCAACTGTCCCAGGAACTACCGTCTTCATGCTCGATAACATACCCAACAGGGAACGTCACAGGCTCCGTGCCAGCGTTGTAGATGGCTTTGCCATCTTTATACTCAAGTAGTAACTCTTTCTTTACCGGACGATTGTAATCACCCGCTTTTGCCAGACCGCTTGGCTCCTGGCTTATCAGCCATACCTTGCTTGGTCCCGTATTCTTTTCTTTCATAACTAAACTTCTTTCTAAACTGAACTTGGCCGTAGATGTAAAAGTGCTTACTACTAATTAACCACACATCGCATGACTGAACAAATAATTTATGCTTAACTAAGTAGCAATGATGAAGACTGTTATTACAATCGAGGATGGCCGCGTCGTGGTCCAGGTAGACGACGGCGTACCTGTCACTGTTACTGAGCCAGCAGATGAGAGGTCAGCGAACTGTGGTGTCTGTGCAAAGCCGTTTATTAAGAAGCGTTCCAACTCACAGTTCTGTTCTCCGGAGTGTCGTAATCAGTACTGGACAGACAAGGTGCCAAGTACATCAGAGCCCGTGCCGACAGACAAGCCCACCGTCATAGCAACACCGCCAATAATCCTTCCGCCCGTCAAGGCTAAAACCATCAGTAAAACGTGTGAAGCGTGTGGCAAATCGTTTATGGCAAAGCGGCCTGACGTGTCATACTGCTATGACTCTGAGTGTAAGAAGGCGCGAGCGCGCGAGTATGCACGCGCCCACTACAAGCCGAAAGTCGGCACGATTCACGAACAGCCGGCCAAGCCGACTAAAGCGTTCATACTACCCAAACGTGTAGTCGAACCTATCGAGTACTTCAAAGACAAGCGTTTTACTGATCCTTGGAACTGCCAGGCTTGCCGAGACTATGAACAACCCTGTCGACTACACAAAGCCCTGGAAGCTGATGGCAAGCGGCCACCGGTTAGGGCTCCCTATTTTTGAACGTCAGAATGCTTATTGCCGTCTGGCCATCGCCGTTTCGCTCGGTTGATTTCCGTCCACCAGAATTCTGAGTAAAAGGCGATTGCCTCGGTGTTGTCGTGGTTCACCGGCACCAGGCAGTCACTAAGTATCTGTGATGTCAGGTGTGAGATTTCATGAACCAACGTGGCAGCGCGCCACTGCTGCATCCATACGACCACACAGTTGTTGCCAACTTCGTTGTCGGCAGGAGTGATACGCATCATGGCGCCCTGGCCGCCACCGACGAGTTCACGAACGAAGTCCATGTCTTTATAGCCGCATCCATCTATGAAGTCGACAAACTCATCACGTGACGAAACCACGATACATACCCAAGCTCGGTAAACCTTGTCGTAGAGGTGCCAGACCTTCATACCTGACGCCTCGCGTTTTGCTTGATGACCGTGTACGTGTGGTCCAAGTGCTCCGGTAGCCACAACTCTTCCAGTAACCGTCGCCGCCACCTGTAATCAGTCGTTTCAACGCCCTTAGCCTCGTACAGCTCGTAGGAGCCGTCATTATGGTGGATGCGGAAGTCAACCTTGTGGTTCACGGTAAAAGCCACCGTCCCGTCAGGACGGCAGACGGGGATATGTACCTTGTACTGCGTTTCATAATCTCGGATGTCTTTGGCGCGCTTCCTGGTTTCCAGATCAGCCGCGACACCGGCCTCAAACTTGCTATCAAATATCTTGCCGTTGAACTCGCTACGCTTCGCTCCGTACTTGCTGAACGTCTGGCCGATCACGTGGCCGCAGTTGGTGCAGGTTAGCTTGCCAGCACGGTAGAGAAGTCGTTTAGAGTGACACTCAGGACACTCGGCAGATTTCATTGCGTCTGTGGCTTGCTGCTGCTTATACATACGCAGGCCCGAACGCCCACCTGATGATGATAACTAGAGCGAACAACCATATAAGAACAACTCCAGCCAGCACGCTGACCAAAATCCAATCTTCCGGTTCTTTGAGAATCTTTTTCATATACCTCCTGAGCTGTAACGCTCGGGCGGAGGGTCGTGGGAACATCTACTGAACCCTCCGGCTGAAAGTTACATCATGGCGTGGCAGATTGAACTGGCCTTCATAGGGAGCATCTTCGAAAAAATGCTGCTGCCGCAGGTCTCCCTTTTGGCTGCCCTTCAATCTGCCGTTACTGGTCGGGCTTAATGACCAGTGGCCTACGACGTAACCTTATGACCGCAACATGCCCACAAGTAAAACCATTTAATAAGAGGGAAATGACACTTTCAAGGGTTTAGGTTGCTATCCGCGTCGCAGGACGCTACTCACCAAGCTTGTGGCGTCCGTCAAAACGGAGCCGCACTAGTAATCCCGACTTGTTAACGAGTAGGACAAGACTTTTGAATATCTTAAGATGATTGCGTAGAATCGCTTCTGCGATACGCTCTTCGTCGGTTTTCGACTGTTCGTAGTCGAGTTGTCCGCTTCCAATATCCATATCATTCGTGTCCGACCTCATTATTAGTCACGCCAAAATCATTTGCAATATTGACATTTCGCGAACTGGTGAACACATATAGTGTTCAGTTGTCGTGGGGTATGGACAAAAGCGCCCAAATCTGTTAAAGGGCGTTTCAAATGGGAATACATCAACCAGACATCAACCACGCCCATCGGTGCGTCGGTAAACAGGCGCTGACCAGCATGAACGTCGTCGCCACGGCACGCGCTCAGTACGTCTACACTACTGACATGCAACTGTCCGCCACTGACCAGCTCATCGTGACGCTGGTGGGGAGGTTCAAACACCTAACAACCAACCACATTAAGCGGCTAGTCTACCCAGGCAAAGACGGTAACCCTCAACGTAAGGCGATAGATAGACTGCTGAATAACAAACTACTGGCACGGGTCAATCAACGCCTTCCTGGCGGCGCTCGTGGTGGTAGTCAGATGTACGTCTACCAGCTCGGCACGCTCGGCCGGAAAATCTTTAGCGGACGGCGTGGTCACTCGACCGTGGTTGATTATCACGCCCTGGCCATCGCTGACGTGTATGTGGAACTGTTCGAGGCCGATAGGCGCGGTGAGATAAAGCTGCTGAACTGGGCAACCGAACCCGACTGCCACATTGACTTCGGTGGCATCCACTTAGAGCCAGACCTTTACATTGACGTGGTTACGTCACGTGACGGCGAAACAATCCGGCATCCGCGCTGGATAGAAGTCGATCTCGGCACGGAACACAAAAAGCAGATGACCGAGAAACTGACCGCGTACAAGCTCGCGTATGAAACCCGAAACGACTATCCGTTGCCGATATACCCGACAACGCTCTACCTGGTCACACGCGACGAACGCGCGGCAGAGCTACGGTATTGGATGAGATACCTAAAAGACTTGCCGGCCACAGTGCTTGAAGTCGCGAAGTTAGCAGACGTGTTGCATATTCTACAGCAATAAGGGTCTTTTATGTATTACTTATATAGGCTATATTAGTAATGTAACAAGGGACATTAACAACTCAGTGGCACATTGTCAGTTATTAAACAGGAGATATGACAATGCACATCACACATGACAAAGAAGGCGAATTTACCTATATCTGTATCGAATGTGGTAAAGAAAAGCTCGACACCGAATTTGAACCTACAGGAGCAAGTGAAATTTGCTTAGAATGTGAGAAAAAGCTAGCGGCGGTTTAACCGCTGGCAATGTGCCACTGAACTCGATAGCTTACATGGCTGTATAAGTTCAAAGCCTGCGTGGTCAAGCCTTGCAATGGTTGGTACCGAACCGCAAGACACTCACCCGAACCGCACCTTATACAGTCAGCTAGTAGCACCCATGGACGAGAGGGCGTTCCGATGACCGTCTAGGCTGCTTGTCAAAAGTATGAGGCCCCTACTAGCACCATGCGAGTTATCGAGTTTGCTAAGGACGCCTCCGAGGCGTCCTATTTAATATCTACAAGTATAACGTTGTGGATTGCAATATTTCCCCGTTATTAGACGAGTTATCCGCATATTTGCGAAAGTTATCCACAGGCTGTTTGTCACAATGATGACAGCATGATAAATTGATATAGCCAGCCTTTGAATACCCAAACAAAAAGACCGGCAAACGGGAACGACTGAGAGCGTACGGCTTGTTATCCCAAAAAATATTCACAAAATAAAACGACCCTAGCAGATGTAGAGCCGTTAGTTTAAAGATTCCCTTTGAACTACCCGCCTAGCATTATGAGGGTATTGATGGAGATTGTCAACATGATTTCGAGAAAAGAGTTGTTGGAACAGGAGTACACGGTAACTAGTTCAACTAGTTTAACTAGTCGAAAGAAATTAAATAAAACTAGTTCAACTAGTTTAACTAGTCGAAAGAAATTAAATAAAACTAGTTCAACTAGTTCGGTTATCAAGGAAAGAGCGTTACACATAGCCGGAGACCTGGCGAAGACCGAACCAAACGATGATCTTACCGACTGGTACTGTAAAGCGTATAAAACACTAGGAGAATCCCGTTATGAAGCTATTGCTAAGATGGCTCGATCGGGTCAGAAACCAAAGAACCTTTTCGGTTGGCTACTGAAACGCGCGATGGGTGAATCAGACCAGATTAGCGTATAATCAAAGGAGGGGTTATCCAAGCGCCCCTAGCCGTCCCACGGCGTGACAACATCTTACAAAGTCTCTCGGTCCTATATCGGGAGGCTTTATTTATAGAGGTATACTACATCTTAATATTGACATATAATACAACTTATGCTAATAATAGTGGGGTAAAACATTAAGCAGGGTAAATCCTTATATGAACCACCACACCACCACCGACGCTATCAAGCGTTTCAAGAAAAGTCATAACATTCCTGTCTGCTTTGAGCAGGGCTGTACCGAATCAGAGCACCTCATTGCTATCGGCAGCTGGAAGCGTAAAGACGGTACTATCGGCAAGCAATACATCTGCCACGAACACAACGCCGCTCGTGGCAAGCGCTGGCGCCAAACTGATACCGGCAAACTTTCTTACTACAGGTCGATGCAGCGTTCAATCGACAAGATCGTTGCCGCGCTGGAGGCTCAGTAATGCGTATCACTCCTCCTCCAGTTACCGCTACACGCCGGATCGTCAAGTTCCGCGTCATTAACCCAAAGTCAGGCAAGCTCGTCGGCTATGAGCGTTTGATGCTCACCAAAGACGGCGGTGTCTGGCAATTCTCACTCGATGATAAGGAGTGGGAGGCTGGCATCTTTGAAGGTGATGACTGGCACCGCGACCAGGCGTCCGGCATGTACAACCAGGATAAGCGCGAGTTCTACGAGAACGACATCGTTGCTCGGGGCATGAAGACTAATCTTGTCGTCTTTAGCCAAGGCCGCTTTGGCATGAAGGATCATCGCGGCCACAGCTTCGCCTACCCAGATCGCCGTAGCATGGTCTTCGGTCTGGATACCAAGCTACGGATCGTCGGGAATGTCCATCAGAATCCCGAGCTATTGAAAAGCGGTGAGGGTACCGCCTAATGGTGCGGGCGTATAACCAGCCGCCCAAAACAAACAGACCACCAGAACCAACACTCGACTATCCAGGCTTCATGGAAGCGCTGCTAACCGTCGAGGGCTCAATGTCCGACACCTACCGCCGCATGACCCAATACAGCATGGGTAACTGCGCGCTGTTCATGTACCAGGGCATCATGCCTCAACCCGTGGCCACCTACAAAGGATGGGAGGCTGTCGACCGGCATGTCGTCAAGGGCGCCAAAGCTCGATGGGTATTACGCCCGATCACCGTCAAGTCGAAGTATGAAACCAACGAAGCCGGCGAACCACTACAGTTCACGCGCTTTAAGTTGGTCCGTGCCATCTTTCCAATAGAAGACACAACCGGCGAGCCGTTACCAAAGACTGAGCTACCACATTGGAGCCAAGAGCAGGCCGACCAGACGCTCGGCGTCAGCCGGATACCGTTCGGTGCTTTCGACTCAAACATGCAGGGCTATTCCATCGGCCATGAGTATGCGATCAACCCGATTGCCAAGTGGCCTGAGAAGACGCACAAGCACGAGCTGGGGCATATCGTCCTCGGCCACACTGCAATGACGAGCTTTGATGACGACAATCGTCCACATCAAGGCATCCGTGAGTTTCAGGCCGAAGGCGTGGCTCACTTCGTCATGACCGAACTCAACCTAGATGACCGCTTCGATCCATCTGAGAGCCGCGCCTATATCCAGAACTGGTTGCACGATGACACGCCAAGCGATGAGCATATCCGCGGTGTCTTTACCGGCACCGACAAGATACTTAAGGCCGGCAGAGTTGAAGACGATACTGCTGCTGCGATAGCCGTGCTCAAAGAGGCGGGAATGTTAGCGAGTGACAAGTATGTCCGTAGATAATTCCACAACGCCCGATATATGGATTAAATTACTAACACAGCCTATATTAGTAATAGATATGAGCTTATCGAAGAAACCAACTCTACCACCCCTATACCTTCAATGTTATTACCAACCATGTAAGAAGTACTTTTCGTACAATGGCGGTAAGCGTCACATGTACTGCTCCGATTCACACAAAAACGCTGCTTACCTTGCGCGGAAAGCGGAGAAGCTGGCATGAGCGCAGAAATCATCTATCTCCCAACCCCAAAGCACCTGACTATTGAACAAGAGCAGCACTGGGAAGAACAACTAGAAATAGCTGATCGTATGCGTCAAAATGCCCTACGGATGCTGGGTCGTCTCGGTATTGAGAGGGGACTAGCCGAATGAAGGTCCATTGCGATAACTGCCACTCACCAGCGCACACTATCGACTACTGTCCATACTTAAAATCCCGACCGGCGCGTATAGATTCCGACGAGGCGCTCGACCATGATCTCCAAGACCTCGGCCTCGTAGGTGAGAAACTGGCCAAAGCTGTCCGTCAACGGATAATCAAGCTAATTCACGAGCGAGAAGCGATGGCGGCGCTACATCAACAGGCATACATGGATCGTAAGCGCCTGGCGGCTATAGAGGAGAAGAAGTGAGCACTGTAACCGTCAAAATGTGCGACATTGCTTACTGTCGGAGGGAGGCTAGGGAACATCTCGACACCATGCTCGTATGCCGTCAGGATGGAGAAAATGGTGATGGCAGCTACAAAATCTTCACCGAAGAAAACGTGGATTTATGTTTCATTCATGAACTTCAATATCGCAGAGCACTTCCAGATATGACGATTGAACGTAAGGTGACGGCGACAGTATGACCGACCACACTCACGACTGGCGTGTTCACTCAGAACCAGACAAGCTCCGGTGCATCCGTCGTGGCTGCAACACAGTCAGCCCTATCGACATCGCCATAGCCAACGCGGAAGCCACTGCGGCTCACCAGATGAAGGTCACGATCTTAAACAACCAGCTATTCAAGCGAGAGTTAAAGAAGCCGGCACATGACGCGGCCTACGCCTGGTTGATCGCACATAGTGAGACGCAGCAGGAGGCGTTGTTATGACAACTCCCACAGACAAAGACTGGCTGAAAAAGGTGCTAAAAGAGTTCGAGGGTGAGCTTATTGGTAAATCTGTAGTTCGTGGTCGTGAGGGTGGCATTGAAGCATTTAATAACTTAGAAGCCGCCATCCTTAAAGAGATTGACCGAATCATCGGCGATACTATGCCACCATCAACCACTGGCTTGCAGTCAGCTATTGATTACATCGAGGGTTATAACACGGCTAAGAAACAGATACGGCAACGTGCTGGCCTAACAGGAGAAAAATCATGACCACAGCGCAACTCAAAAAGCAAATTGAAATCAAACTCTGGAAAGAGCTAGACCCTCAGACCTGGGGCGAGATAGTCGCGTTAAGGATTAAGGCTGACCTAATAGTCCAGGAAGAGATCGAGAAACGACAACCAATAAAACCGCCTCATCATAAGGCGGTTTTATAAATCCATAAATCTCTCAATCTGGATCGGGCAGTTTTAAGACCCCCGCTGAACGGTTTTAATACCCAGGTCCCTCATCTAAAGACTCTGTCAACGCTCCACGTAAAGACTTCGGCTCGTTTTACGCTCTCGGTCTGATTTTCTCATACAATCAACGACGAGCCAAGATAGCAGCGCAGCAGTTATGCCGCTAAGGTAAATGAAGTCTGGCGTCATACCTAGACCTCGTAGACCTCTGCGTTTATATGTTGTTCGACCAACTCATTGACGTAGGCGATGGCGTCTTCCATGTCAGGAAAAGTCCCGAGCAGTTTGTCGTCAAAGACGCGCCGTACTTGATACTTGATGGTTGTGTAGGTAATGGTCATAGCTTTTTTAAGATCCTTTCGCTATTAACGTTTACATTACTAATATAGCTCGTATTAGTAATATAAACAAGACTATAGCGTAGCGGAATAGACAACATAGGTGCTTTCTTTTAACGCCGGTTGCTACACTAGAAAGACATATGGGCGAGATTCTTCACTGGTTATACGTTGCAACTGGTCTGAGCGATCCAAGCGGCCCACAGTATTTATTTTGGTCTGGCTTCTTTGGTGATCTACCGTTACTTGCCGCTGGGTTTATTTGGTACCGGCATCATAAGTGCGCTGAATGCCTGCGCTACGCCCATCTCGAGGTCCAGGGCACACACTATAAAACCTGCCACAAGCACAGCACGATTGATCTCCATAAACGACTGCGTCGTCAGCATCTCAAAGACTATCCACTGCAGCACGAGTTATTGAATCAACGAACGGAGGACTAATCATGGCCAAAAAAAGTATCGATGTTCTGAGGGTTCCCGAGCCCAAGCCAGAGCCTCCAAAAGGTCCAGGGCGCCCGACAGACTATAAAGATGAGTATGCCGAACAAGCTCGCAAGCTTTGCCTACTCGGCGCAACAGATAAGGAAATGGCTGCGTTCTTCGGTGTTGTCGAGAAGACGATCAACAACTGGAAGACCAACGTTCCTGAATTTTTACAGTCCATAAGGGACGGTAAAGAAATCGCTGACATGGAAATCGCCGCCAGTCTCAACAAACGTGCCACCGGTTTTGAGTACATCGAACAGCAAGCGATCAAGGTTAAAGAGGTGCAGTACGAAAACGGCAAGCGAGTCAGCGAGATTGAACACGTGGAAGTTATCCCGACACTCAAGGTTGAACCACCAGATGCGCGAGCTGCCCAATTCTGGCTTAAGAACCGTAGGAGTCATATCTGGCGCGACAAGATCGAAACTGAACTAACTGGAAGCATTGAGGAGATTCAAATCAGTGGCGAACAAGCTGAACAACTTATCCGAGCACGAGCAAGCCGCGCTGATTCTTAGGGAAATCGCGCAGCAGGGCTCATTCGCTGAGTACTGCATTGCTATTGATCCCAACTACAAATTGGAGTGGTTTCACAAGGTCATCGCGCAGAGGCTTGAGGACGGATACAAGCGGCTGCAACGAGGTGAGAGCGTACGACTCATGATCTTCATGCCACCGCGTCACGGCAAGTCCGACCAGGCCACGCAGAAGTTTCCCTCCTGGGTACTGGGCAAAGATCCAACGACCCCGATTATGGTGTCTTCCTACTCCGACACGCTGGCCACTGACTTCGGCCAATCAACCCGAGACATCATGCAGTCAGATCGCTACGCATTGATGTTCAACACTCGTCTCCGTGCTGATGCGAAGGCCAAGGGCAGATGGATGACGAACAAAAAGGGTGGCTACTCAGCCGTTGGTGTTGGTGGTGCTTTGACCGGTCGTGGTTTCAAGATAGGTATCGTCGACGACCCGTTTAAGAACCGGGAAGAAGCCGACAGTCCCGTCATCCGCGATTCTCGCCACAAGTGGTTCCAGTCCACTTTCTACACACGCCAAGAGGGTAACTCGATGATCATCTTCATCCTGACCCGTTGGCATGACGACGATTTGGCCGGCCGCGTTCTCAAAGATGCCGAAGATGCCAAGAAGAACGGTGAACCATACGACAAGTGGGAGATTATTAAGTTCAAAGCGATTGCCACCAAAGATGACAAGTACCGCAAGGAAGGTGATGCGCTGTGGCCTAACAAGTTCCCGATCGACAGACTGAGGACGATCAAGACCGCCGTTGGGCCGTATGAGTTTTCGGCGCTGTATCAGCAGTACCCAGTCGATGAGGAAAACCGTAAGTTCAAATCAGAGTGGTTCCGGTATCGCACCTACGAAGAGGTTTCGACCTGGGCAACCTACAACGTCATGACCATCGACCCACGTGGCAAAGATGACATCAAACTCGGTAATGACTACATCGGCATCACTATCAACTTCGTCGACAAAGAAGGCAACTGGAACATCATTACCTACCGTCAGAAACTCAGCGCCAAAGACTTGATCGATCTGCTCTTCACTAATTGGCAGCGGTATCACTTACATAAGATTGCCCTGGAAGACAACCAGTTCACCCAAGGCCTGATGGTCTCGATTCATGAGGAGCAACGTAAGCGCGGAGTCTATCCGTCGGTCGACCTGGTCAAGCATGGTGGCGTTCAAAAAGAACTGAGGATCGAAGCGTTGGTACCGCGTTATGCGGCAGGTACGATCTTCCACCTCAGTCAAGGTGGAATCAACCAATGTACTGACCTCGAAGAAGAACTGGCACTCTTCCCCAAAGCAACGAACGACGATGCGAGTGACTCACTGGCGTACCAGACACACATCGCACATACACCGGCTCAAATGACTCCAAGGGATCGTCCGAAACGGAGTAACTTCCATGTCTGAACCGACAAAAGATCCGCGCGTTTTCATCTCACCCATCCTCAACGAGAAGATGCGCCTGCCTTATGACATTCAGCTTTTCGCTGCCAAACATCGAGGCAGACCCAAGGTTTATCAGGTCGAACCGCCGAATGCCTATAAAAACTGGCCCACTGGTAAGGTACCGCTCGGTTATTCCAAAGAACTTATCGATGGTATCCCGATCTACTTCAAAGACGGCAGACCAGTCAGCCGCGTCCTAGTACCCATCATCGAACTAAACAGACTAGATCATTACGAGGAGCCAGCATGAACAAAATAATTACTCACCTATCAGGCAACGACGAGCCCAACCTACAACCGAAGATACCGTTTGCCGGCCAGTTCTCCGGCCGCAAGGAACTTGATGTGCGCTCGCTCACGCAACGCGGCGATACCTTAGCTAAAGCAATCCAAGATGAAGTTGGTTATAGCCAGTCTGTCCTCATCCAACAACTACCAAACGTCCTCATCCTAACACCCGAGCAATACGACGATCAAAAGCGTTTCTTTCGCAAGAGTGATCTGTTCGGCCCAGTCGAGATGTATATGACCAATCATAACGTCATGGAGATTGAGGTTCAGGAGTTATGACCGACGACATCAAGCATGCCAAAGTGACTACCTACACTTCACTACCGGACGGCACGGTTGAGATTCAGACTGATTCCTATTACGAACGTCCAAGCGGCCTCAAGCAAGAAGTCATGCGACATATCAAAACCAACCGCGATACATTCATGACTGATCTGATCACGTGCGTCGAAGTTGTCACGTCACAAAAGACCCCCGAGCTTACTTTAGTCATCACAACGGACAACGCCGGCAATCCGACGCTCATCACTCAGACCTACACAACCAAAAAAATAGTCTATCCAAGACGTTAATACGTGTGTTATCATTCTAACTAATAAGGCAGTTTACCGGATCGTCGACCCTGCTTAAAAGGATCGACGATTGTAATGCCAGAGTTTATAACCGACACTGATGAAATCTATAAGCTCTTCACGAAGTCTCATGAAGAGTCCATCATCTGGCGTCGGAACTACCAGGAGTTCGAACGGCTCGCCGACAACGAGCTGATTGCTGATCTCGATCCTTCACTACCAGAGGTCAACGACGGCTCACTGGCCGCTGCCCTATACAAGTTGCCAAAACGCATCGTCAGCAGCAATCTGGATGTCAAGTTCAAGGCGCTCGATTGCGACGATGCGTGGGTATCGGAGCTGGCCAATATTGTCTGGAACAAGCAGATCGTTCCAAACGCCAACAGCCAAGCACCGTTTTTCCGCAAGCTCAAAGACGCTGTGCGCAAGGCTGCTATCTACGGCTCAGTCCCGCTGATCACTCTGTTCGTTGAACGCGGCAACTACGAAGGCGCTGACTTTATCGTTGCCCAACCGCAAGACGTCAAGTTCGAGCCAGGCAAGGTGAGTGACTACGACAGCGACCTTCTCTTTTGGGAGATTTACTTTACCAAGCAGCAAGTGCGCAACCTGATCGATCGCGCCGAAGAAGAAACCAAAGACAAGAAGACTGGCAAGGATGAAGACGATGACAGCTACAACAAGTGGAACATCCCTCTGTTAAAGCAAGCGCTCGCCGACGCCGAGGAAGACACTCGTGAGCAGCGCGAGTCACACAACGACTTCAACGAGAACGCCTCGCTCAAACCATCAGGCATCAAGTTCATTGTCACGCAACAGCGCGGCGTCGATGCTCCGTTCTTCATGTATTACAACAACGAACGCGAACCAGTTCGCCAGTGGTCGAACCAAGATCCATCGGGTGACATGCAAATCCACATGCTCTACTGCTACCAGGATTTCATCAATCCTTACGGTGTCGGTATCGTCAAGCTGGCCGGCGGCACGCAAAACGTCCTCGACTACATGCGCCAGGCAGACGTGTTGGCGACACAGATAGGTCTTCGCCCTCCAGTCAAGGTTGGTGGCGACATGAGCAACACCGACCTCGATTCAATGGTGTACGAGCAAGACGCCCAGTGGATTATCGGTGCGGCCGACGTGGAGCGCCTGGAACTCAGCAGCAACTTGTACGAAGCATTGCCGAACCGCGTCGAGATGTACCAGTCATCACTGAACAAACTCATTCCAACGGGCGACACCAGCGTCTCGTCGGAAGCTGGTGATCCAACTCAAAGCAAGACACCACAAGGCGTCAAGGCGGCACAAGAGAGTCTGTCCATCGACGACGAAGACTTTAAAGACAACTTCTACCTGACGCTCGACGCCTTGATCCGCAGCATGATCAACATCCACTTCGCCAACATGCAAGGCACCGATCTTCTCAAGCTCGACGACGAAGAGCGCGACCGACTCATGAAAGCTGGTCTGCAGTTCCCACTTGACGAGAACAACCAACCAACCAACCAACTCGAAGTCATCTGGGACAACGCCCGCGCCACCTTTGAGTGCGAGATTGATCCATCAGACGACAAGACGCAAGACGACAAGCAAAAGCTCGATGGTCTGACGAGTGTTGCCGAGATGTTGACTAACCCACAGAACATGCAACTCATTGCCAGCCCGCAGCCAATCATTATTGGTAGCAAGAAGCTTGATCCCGGCGAACTGTTTAGCGAGATCATCAGTCTCGCAACCGATAACGACAAGATCCTGCAAGATATTCAGCCGGAAGAGAAAGCACAGATGGAGCAGCAACAAGCTGCGGCGCCGGCCGGTGCGCAAGATCAGCAGAATCAACAGCAGCAACCGAAGACGCTTGGTGAAACCGTTCAGTGGAAACCTGGTGACCTCAAACCGGATGAGCGCGCCCAGGCGCTAGCTCAAGTTGGCATCAAGGCTGACACCTCCAGTGCGCCAACGCCAAACGAGCTGATTGACGCCCACAAGGCCGCTGTCGACACGGCAGGCGTCGTCACTAAGCAACACGCCGCCACGAAGCCACAAACGCCGCCAGCAGCTACCCAGACGGCCAAAACAGCGTCCAAAACGCCTGCAGCCAAACCACAATCAGCCCAGACGCCATCAAGCGAAGCAGACATCATCCAAGGCCTGATGACGAAGTTCAGCGCCTCCGAACCCGAAGCCAAAGCTATGCGTGCCGCCGAGCTCCAGGGCTATCCACCAGAAGAGATCCTGTCTGGCTTACAACGAGCGCGTAGTGGGGGAGCAGCGAAATGACCGAGCGTGATGATTCATACCTCTACACCGGCATCACTAGCGCGTCGTCGCGGGCCACGCAACTTCAGAAGGCCAAAGAACAGGCCGACAAAAAGGCCAAGCGACAGCGAGTAGAACCAGCGACCATCTTGATCAACCAAGTGTTGGAACACGAGAAGGCCAAAATCACTGATCTCGGTGACCTTGTCCTCGACCGCGCGCGCTACCCACAAAAGGAACTGGAAGTTCTACTCGACGTCCGTGAGCGCAACTACCGGTTCATCGTCACCGTTCAGACGCAAATCAACAACATCCTGCGTGAGCCCAAGGCTGCGTCAAGGAAGAAGGGAGACAACCAATGAGCGATCAAGAGCAAACCAAGACTGCCGTCGACCTTCAGATTGAACGTCTCGCCGCTGAGCAAGAAATCCCGATTGATCAAGCGGCGCAACAGTACATCAACTCATCGGTCGGCACTGTTCACCTCGACAGTATCCCGAAGAAGCAACCGCACAACTGGATCGACCGCGGCATGTTCATCTCCTGTGAAGGAGCCGGGCATCCGCATCACCGGCACGGCAAACGGTTGAAGTGACCCTGCTGGGTCGTCGCGGAGACTCCCGACGATCCACCAGGCTTACGTCAAAAGCCTCTGCACCTTACCAATTCACGTTTCGTATCCACGACTAATGTCGGCATACAACCCTCTTTATAGTTATAAAACAAACAGGTGTTTCCTCTTGTTATCTACCGTACCAGCCGCGTAGCCGTGGTTAAGAGATGTGAATCAATTGGAGTGAACTAGATCGGCTGCTTCCCAAATCGGCAGTCGATCCGGCTTACTCCAAAGCCAGGTCTAGCACGACTCTAAACTGCATGGTTAGCAACCTTTAATAGCATGGCCCGTACGGCCTCCAACAGTACAGAAGGAGAATAATTATGCCTGTACCAGATACAGCCATACCCGCAACCGACGATGCTGGCCCATCAACGGAAGCAACCACAACAACTAACGAGGACACTCAAGAGACTGACGCAGCCGCTGATCTCGAAAACGACGACACAACGTTCGACGTAGACGACGATAACGATGCTGAAGAAACTGATGAGTCCGACGAATCAACTGACGACGAGGCGGCCACCGAGTCCAATGATGATGACACGGAAGAATCGACAGATGATGTGGAAGAGTCAGATGCCACTGAGGACAGCACGGCCTCAGAGGACGGTGGCAAACCAAAATCAGCTGAAGAAGCATTCAAGCAGCGCCAGGCGCAGCGACAGGCCAACGAAGCTGAGATTCAGAAGAGTTACGATCAGTACCTCAATGATTCGAAGGATGACACTGACCGCGCTTTGCGCGAAGTCCGACTCGAAGCCTATATCGGCAAGATTGAACGCAACACCTCTAAGATCGAAACTGGTCTTGATAAAGCGGTGGCTGCGATTCCCGAACTAACTAAAGGCTCACCAGAGTTCAAAGAAGCATTGAATGATGCCTACCTTGAGTTCCTGGAAAGCAAAGTTACTTGGGATCAGCATAAACAACCTGTCGAGATTAAAGGCGACGTGCTCCAATATTTACAAGCTAAAGCAGACTCGTTCCGCAAACTTACCGCTGTCGGAGCACGGCAGCAGACGACCAGTAAGTCCAAGCAAAAGTCTCGGACTGACGTCGTTCCAAGCCGTTCGCCAAAACCTGCCAAGAAAGATGAAATCATGGATGGGTTTGATGCAGAGGTAGCCAAGTGGAGTTAGAGTCCGTAATGAAAGGACACTACTCGTATGGCAGTAAACCTTGCCTCGAAGTTCGATACTAAACTATCGAACATTCTGAAAGCCGAGAAAAAGTCGAGTGCTTTTACTAACACCGACTATTCTTGGGACGGTGTAAACCAAGTCATCGCTTCAACATTAGTTGACCCGACGATCGGTGATTACGACGTTAACGGTACAGCGAACAAATACGGTAACCCAACTGAGGTTGAGGACACTCAACAGACGTGGACACTGGTTCGTGACCGTTCATGGAGTAAAACCATTGACAAAAAGAACTTCCAGGATTCAATGGAAATCCGCAAACCAGGAGCATACCTGGCACAAGCAACGAAGAACGTACTTGTTCCTGAAATGGACACTTACATCTTCCAGACCATTGAAACCGCTGGTGAAACGGCAAGCCGCTACAACTTAACTGGCTTCACAACTGGTGCTACGACAAGCTCAAACGCTTACACGCAGTTCACCGCTATGACCGCTAACATCACTGACCAAGAAGCTCCTGAGAACGGCCGCGTGGCTGCTCTGACGGCTGCTTACTACAACTTCCTGAAGCAAAGTGGATTCATCCTCGCTTCTGAAGCTGGTCAGGGTAAGCACGATAGTGGCGACCTTGGCACCGTTGATGGCGTCAAACTTGTCGTTGTTCCATCAAGCCGTATGCCAAGCAACGTTGACCTATTTATTTCTCACCCGATCGCATGTATCGCTCCTGAGAAATTGGTCGACTACACGCTGCACGATAACCCTCCGGGTGTCAGCGGCTACCTGCTTGAGTACCGACACCGTTACGACGCGTTTGTCGATACGAACAAGACAGGTGTTATCGCAATCCACAAGACTGCGTAGTCACTAACCAAAGTTTTAAAGGAGTCTTCACATGAGTAATAAAAAACCTAACCACCTTGATGAGGTACGGTCGGCAGCCAAGTATAACTACTTCCGACACCTGCGTGAGCAGGAGGAAATCAATCGGATGAAAGACGCCGTGCGAGAAGGCAATCTTGACGAACTGGTTGAGAAGGAACTGGCCGAGCGCCAGGCCGCGCTTGCGCAGTCTGTCGCTGACGACGAATCCGATGTCGATCCAGAACTAGAGCAAGATGTCGAAGACGAAGTTGATACTGACCCTGCTACCGACTCATCAGAGAACGGAGAATAGTATATGGCAGTAAATCTCGAAGCCTTCGGGTATAACGAATCTGCGACTGTTACCGGCGCCGGCAAAACGCTTGCTGAAGGTGACTGTGGCGTTGTCCAAAATGTCACCGCTACAGCAACAGTGACACTTCCAGCAACAGTTGTCGGTTACAGCTACATCATCCGCGTTGGCAAACCAGGTCTGACGGTTACCGTCGCGCCGGGTTCGGTCGACAAGATCATGGGTAACGGCTTCACTAGTGCAGACAACAAAGCGTTGATCTTCACCACTCAACCAGCAGGATCATTTGTCCAATTGGTTGGTGATGGTGTCAACGGCTGGATGGTCACCCGTATCAGCGGTACGGCAACACGCGCAGCGTAATGCCGATCTAACTCGGGGCCGGTGGCAAAACTCGCGTCGCTCGTGACTGGATAAGCACGAAGCCAGAACGCGCACCGGCCTCCCATAACAAACGTAATAGAGGAAAAGACTATGTCATCACTCGCACCATTCAATTATACGAATATTACCACCGCTACGACGACGACTATCAAGACGGGTTCTGGCGTGTTGGAATCGATCACAGTCAATACAACCGCGGCTGGCACGATCACCATTTATGACAGCACCACCGGATCTGGCACGAAGATAGGCACGCTCAAGGCATCGGTTGTCGAACAGACGTTTAACTACGATGTATCCTTTGTCACTGGCCTCACCATCGTCACGGCTGGCGCATCAGATATAACCGTCAGTTGGCGCTAGGAGGTTACTCATGTCATTCGAGCTTGCACAGCTTGTGCGTGGTAACACCCGAGCAATCAACGTTACATTCAAACAGAAAGATGGAACACCGTACGACCTGACCGGTGGTTCGGTCTTTTGTGCGTTCACCACAGACAAAGACCCATCGGATGATACCGATGCAGCAATCAACATCACGCCCATCACGTCGTTTACTAACCCCACCCTAGGTCAGTCGCGCATCGTCCTGTCGGCGACCCAAACACGCATCGCCCCAAATACCTACTTCGTTGGTATTCAAGCAGTTTTGGCCGATGGGACGGTGCTCGAAGATACCGGCAAGATTAAAGTCACGGCCGACTATAAAGTAGCAACAAGCTAAAGGAGAACAATATGGCTGAGAATACAACCGTAGAAGAAAAAGAGTTCACAGTAACAAATGAAGATGGCAGCATCTCCACAATTAAAGGTCAAGTATCAACAACCGACCACGGTGAGACTGATGAAGATGGATTCCCTAAAATTAGTGTCCATATCAATGTCCCTATAGCAACGCCTAGAACTCCCGAAGAGCTTGAACAAGACCGATTAAAAGAATTATTTAAGGAAGGAGTCTAGTCATGGCAGTTGTTACACATCTGTATGATGCGATCATTAACGGGTTTTTAAGTAAGGCGAACAGTTGGACGGCCGACACGGTGAACTGTGCGTTGTTTAGCGCATCAACCTTCACACACGGTGATGCAGCTTATACGACGAGTGGAACCGAAGTTGCCTCAGCGAACGGTTACACCACAGGCGGTGGAGCGGTCGGCACTCGAACGCTTAGCGCCGCAACCGTAACCCCTCAACTTTGTAAAATCACTGGCGCTTTCGGTGGTGGTAGCGCCGGCACAACCACCTGGACAACTACTGGTGCTGGCTTCTCAGCCGTAGCCGCCAAACTATATGTCGTCTCGGGGAGTCCGATCGCTCACATTGACTTCGGCGGTACACAAACAGCTTCAGGCGGTGGCACATTTGTCATTACCTGGGATGCAACTAACGGCGTATTCAACGCAGCCTCAAGTTAATAGGGTTTAGCCTAGGAAGGGTAAACCCCGATGGCTATCTCGTTTGTCACTACTGCAAAAAACGCTAGCGGTGGAACTATCACCGGTATTCAATCTGGTGATGTAGTTCTCGTTTATTCATTTCGTAGTGGATCGAACTCTACACCAACTCTTCCTGGTGGGTGGACATCACTTAATACAGTAACTACAAACTCGGCTGGTAGCCTTTGTGCTTATCAAATAGCCACTGGAACATCGCTTGTTAGTGGTACTTTTACGAATGCCACGAATACGGTATTTGAAGTTTATAGAGGTGTTAATAATACTACTCCCGTTGGCGGTCATGCTGTGGTTACTAATACCGGTACGACTGTGAGCTATGGTGCATTAACGATGAGTGTTACGGATGGTAGCTCTTGGGTGGCTGGATTAGGTGGTCATCGTTCCACGAATACAACTATCGACGTAGCACCAACAGGAATGACCAATCGAGATAGCCAGATAACAACAGGTGAGGTTGGTGTTCATGATACGAATGGTGGCGTCTCCTCTTGGTCACTGACGACGGAATCAGTTGGTGGAACTTCTAGCGGTTGGGGTTGTTACACCGTTGAACTTCTCGCTGCTAGTAGTGGTGTTAATGCTTCTGTTACTCAAGTAGCCGCTACTCTCACCCTTACCGGTGGCACACAAGCGTTTGCAACAATTAACAACGTAGCAATCACGCAATCTGCCGCAACTCTTACCTTCACAGGTAATACACAAACAGCGAAGATAAATACCACTATTGCCCAATCTGCCGCCACCCTGACGCTTACGGGCGGCACCCAAACTATCGCCACGGTGAATAATGTCGCAATCACTCAGGCACACGCCACCCTGACGCTTACCGGTAATACCCAGACAGTTGCTACTGTTCAAGATGTTCAGGTCGCTCAGGCAGCAGTCACACTGACATTCAGTGGTGGCACACAAGCCGTTGCTTCTATCCAAGACGCCAGTATTACCCAGACCCACGCTACTTTGACTTTTACTGGCAATACGCAAGCGGTTGCTCTTATCGTGAACGCCACTATTGCCCAATCTGCCGCAACGCTAACCTTCACTGGTCGTACTCAAACGCTGGCTATCTTGAATAATGTTTCTATCAATCAGTTAGCGGCGACCCTAACTCTTACCGGTGTCGCTCAGTTAGTAACAGCTCGGATTATCCATAACGTCATACCACACGACGACATTACGATCCAAGCGGTCGAAGACACAGTGAAAATCAGCGTAGTTGAAGATTCCGTAAGCATCACTAACACATCGACTCCTGACACTCTCACCATTACCAGTGTCGAAGACAGTCTATCGATTACCGGCGTCGAGGATACGGTAGCGATTAGTAACTCAGACGATACGGTCGCGATCATAGCAGTCGGTGATAGCACGACTATTCAGTAATCACCTTGAATAATTTCATTTTAATGTGCTATATTCTAAGTAATCAGACCTCTACCTTATTAACGGCCAGGCGCGAGGGTATGTCTTTTACTCGATGATGAGCCAGACACAGACATTATTAGTAACTTCACAATTCGGGAGAATACTGCTATAACAGAAGTAGGATGAAGCAATATGTCATCATAGTTTCAGTCTTCGCCGCTTTGGTCGGTTCAGCCATATACATGGGGTCAATACAGAGCAGCGCGAGTGTGGTTAACCCACCAACGCGGGTAGAACTCTTAAAACTTGTCAATGCCGAACGAGCCAAAGTCGGAGTCGCACCACTGACTGAAGATGCGAGGTTAGATCAGTCGGCTCAGATGAAGGCCGATGACATGCTGAAAAACCACTATTACAGTCATATCAGTCCAGTGACCGGTCGACAAGGCTACTTATATATCGAAGACACGATGGGACAATACACTTGTTCTTACATCTCAGAGAATATCGACGAGATTGATACTGATGATCCGACTAAGATTACAGCCGCTCTGCACGTATACTCATGGATGCATTCAACTCTGCACCGTGAAGCAATGCTCAATTCGAGGTATACCCTCACCGGATTCGGTATCGACGGAAACCTGGCTGTCGAACACTTCTGCCAATTACGCTAGATTCTCCCGATCTCTCATCATAGGAGATCGATTATGTTCAACTCAGCTATCCCTACTATTGGGCAAATCCAGACCAACAATAACCCTTTGTATGCCACTAACGGTCAGCAAGGACAGAAACAATATCCAATTGCTGCTAGTACACAGCCAGCAACCACACCCGGTAACAGTGGTACATCGACAGCTGCATCGCCAGTCGCCGCGTCCGTTGGCCTTGGCGGCGCGACTGGAACGGGAACTGGCACAGGTACCGGGTACAGCCCGGCTTATATTGCCTACTTTCAAAACCAGGCAGACCAGTTGGCAAGACAGCAGCAGTCAGCACAGACGGCTCTTCAACAAGGCCTGACTGGCATCGGTGACCAGTACAACCAACAACTCAATCAAGCGAACACCAACCAATCGAACGCCATCCAAGATCTTGAGATGCAGCGTGAAAACACGACCGACGACAAGAACACTGCACTCGGTCAAATCAACAACGACGCGATGACCCTCGCGAACAGCTTGCGCAACAAGATTGGCATGGAGGGTGGCGCCGATTCATCGGCTTATCAATTAGCCGCACCTGAAGCCGTTGCTCGTAACTCCTCGATCCAACGTACTGGTGTCCAACAGAACTACGGCGAGAACTTCCGCAACCTCGACGTCACGCAAAACCGTGACAACCAGTCCTACCAGACGCTGCTCCAAAGCCTGCTCGGTCAAAAGAACCAGCAGTCAAGCGATTTCAGCAACAGCATGTTGAACGAGATGAACCAGATTGATCAGTCACTGGCAACGTTGGCCTTCCAAAAGCAACTGGTATCTGGTGGAGGCGAAGCTTCCACCAACGCGGCGATGCAACCATACGAACAGGACATGAGCACCCGCCAGAACGCGATTGACAGCCTCTTCAACCAGTACCGCACACCGTGGACGGTCACACCGGTCAACTACGCGACGCCAACACTCCTTGACTACACCGCTCAAACGCCGACGATCGCCTCCAACACACCAACTGATACCAGCACCAACGACTACTCGACGCTGCTGCAGAAGAAACTCGACGACAACAGCGCGGCTACGTCGGGCGCACTAAGTTCATAAACCATAACCGAGGCTCCGCATGTTCGACTTCCTCGCGCATAAATTCCAGGATCTGATTACCGGCCTCACTGGTGGTAATCACCCGAGTGCTCCTGCGCCGACCGCAAAGACTGTCAGCACGGCGCCAGGGCACACCGCGGCACCTGCTCAAACTGTGTCGCAACCACAGCAGCAATCACCGTTTAGTTTCCAGGGATTCAACCTTCAGCCCCCGGCACCCGCACCAGTTACTCCACCACACCCAAACACTCCTCTGGATGTCATTGGCAGTGCCGTACACAATGTCGGTAATTTCGTGAACAACAATGTTGTTCAACCGGCACTGCAGGATGCTTCCAAAGTAGCCAACACTGTTGGCTTGCCAATCGCCGCGACCACTGCTGCTATCACTGGCCAAGCCAATAACCCTCAAGTCCAGCAACACCTTAACCAGATGCTTCAAAACTCGTTCGTGCCAAGGAATGTCGCAGCGGGTACAGCATCACCGGCAGAGTTCGGTCAGGACATCACCAAGACTGGTATCCACCTCGCGCCATACGCTGTCGGCGGTCCTGAGTCCAAACTGCTCGACGACTTCGGCGCAACGGTCGGTAGCAAGGTTGGTGACGGCCTGGCGGGAACTATCGCCAATAAAGCTGCCCAGGCCGGAGCTCAAGCCGCTGTTGCAGCACCGACGTTCGCAGCATTGAACGCTGGCGACCAGGTACTCAACACCGGCAAGTTTGACCCGTCCCAAGCCCTTCAGAGTGGCCTACAGGCGGGCGGCATGGCCCTCGGCGGCTCACTGGTTGGCGATGCACTCCACGGTGGCGTATCAGCAGCGGCGCACGCAAGTAGCAAGCTTCTAAGTGACGACACAGTAATCCCACGCTCCCGCTTGCTCGAGAGCGGATCAGTCCAATTGCCAAGCGGCACACCGAAACAACCATCGAACATCCCCGACGACTTCAAGGCGTTAGTGCCGATTGCTCAATCTGCGAAGAACGCAGACGACTTTGAAACGAAATTAGCGGTCCTGAACTCAAGATCGGACACAGATCCTAATGTCGCAAAAGCTATTAACCAGCTTCCAGGAAAGGATTCCGTCAACGATCTCTATAACAAGGTCAACCCAGAACCTGTCGACAACATGGAGTCTGCCGGTCAGATCGCTGCGCGTCGAGTTCAGCAGCAAGCACCACAGTTATTACCTGAAATCCCAGAGGAATTGAAGCCGCTGGCGGTCATGGCTGAGAGGTATCCAGACAAAGCCAAGTTCTCGGCGACCTTCACCCGGATGAAAGAAATGGCCGCCGAACACGGCGACCAGGATCAAGTGAACAAACTCAACAAGTATGAATCCCTCGTCCAGGGCAAGCTCGATTCCTTCCATGACTGGGCTACCCAAGCCAAGCAGCTGAAGGATTGGGCACGCAATCAACGTACCGATGCTGCCGAACAGCAACTCAAACAACAGAAGTTGTCCGGAAAACAACGAAACATCGGTAAGACACTCAACCTGAGTGACGACGATATGCGGAAGGCGTTAGCTGATGCCGAAGCGAAGCGCTCCCAAAATCAGATCTTGCCGGATGCCAAGTACAACGGCCGGCTCAATCTTGAGGACAACCCACACTACAACGAGTACAACAAGTTGTTCGCCGCACCATCACAGACGATCAATGATGCCTTACTCAAATCACAAGCCGGGCAAGACATCCTGGCTGATAAGGCTGCCCACGTCTTCAACAAGAGTCGTGGCCTCGACGAGGCTGATAAGTCACTGCTCCGTAAAGCTGAAACGACCTCTGATAAAGACATCCTTAAAGAGGCGCACAAGCCAGAGGACGTCGGCAAAACGCTTAAAGCGATCCGCGACTACTACGATGCCCGTCACGCTATCGCCAACATCGCCGGTCAGAGTACGCCGTACATCAAGAACTACTTCCGTCACCAATATGACCTTGGCTCACCTGATGCCGTCAAAGCAATGGAACGGTTCCAGACATACCTACTGAAGCATCCGAGCTTTACCAAAGGCCGTAAGCTCGACAGCTACGCCACTGCGGCCAAGTTCGGCTTGAACCCACGCTTCAATGATGCCTTACATGATGTGCTGCATGACTACACGTCCTCGACACCATCAATCCGCGCCAACATCCTGGCCCGCGAGCTCGATCAGATGTATCCAGGCCAAGTTGCAGTCGGTGAACTACCACAGGATCAATCCGGTGGCGTCTACAAACAGGTTCAAGTCTTTGGCAATCAAGGCTCAAAGATCGCGGTCCCTAAAGAGATAGCCGCCGAGATCAATAAGCACGCGTTCCCGGAACAGTCACCAGCTACGACAAAGATGGAGACAGCAGCGCAGGGCGCACTCAAAGGCTATGACGTCGTCAACCGAGCTGCCAAGCAGACGCTGCTCGGGGGTGGTCTGTTCCACTTAGGCAACACCGGTATGTATGCCCTGACGAAACCGGTCGCTCTTTTGAAGTACGTCACCAACGGCAAAATCGACGACGCATTAGAGACACCACTACAGGCATCACGCCAAAAGCTGGCCGGTTTGACGACCGGCGCAGACAAACTTGGTGCTGACTTTAAATCCGGCAAGAGCGACGACTACGACAAAGCCATCAACGATGCGCTCAAAGAGCCGTCCGATGCCAAGAAGGTACTCAATGCTGGTAAGGGTGTCATCAATGTCACGCATCACCTGACGTTCGATACTGGTATCACCAACTTCAAGAAAGCTATCTTTAACTCTGTCACAAAGGATCTTGACTTCTCGAAAGCTGACGACCTGGCTGAAGGCCGTCATGTCGCCGAGGTCGTCAACAACTTCTTTGGTGGCATCAACCGCCTGATGAGTGGCTCCTGGTCACCGCGCGTCTTCAAGTCACTATCCCGTGTCCTGTTGGCACCGGACTTCCTCGAAGGCCAGATGCGCGGTACGGCGCAAGGTTTCATCGGAGCAGCCAAGATCATCGGTGGTACTGCCAAAGCTGATAAGGCAGACAAGCTCGCGGCTCAGATGTTGTTTGGTCGCATCATCGGCGTATCCGCCGCCGTGACCGCAGTCAATGCCCTCACCAACCCAAATAAGGAGAACCAAGATCCTGTCTCACTGTTCAAACGCTTCCTGGGCAACATGCTTGATCCAGAGGTCGAGACTGGACTGAAATCCCAACGCTACAAAGGTGATCCAGACGGAACGCCACAATCAGTTGGTCTGCCGAACACCTTTGTCAACGTCCTCGCCAAAATGGCTGAACCGTTGTTCAATGGTGATCCGAACAAGTTCAGCGGTGTCGAGCATGAAGTCGACGCTCGTACAGCAGCCGGTCTTCGCGGCGTCACAAGCCTTGCAACCAACCAGGACTACTACGGCAACCCGATCATCGTCCCTGGCGACGCCAAACGCACCGCGTTCAACGTGGCATCCCAGTTCGGTCCGATCCCGGTCGCAAGTGCTATCAGTTCAACTAAGAGTGGCAACCAACCGATCAACTTCGCTAACGTCGCCATCTCAGCTGCCGGTGGCCGGCTGCACAATGACCCTAACTCTCCGAAGACGCAACAGGCCAATCAGTACTACAGCACTCTCGATCAGGCGCACCAGGGCTTGAATGCCAAAGAAACCGCCGCGCTCGACCTGGCCACGGCCAGTTCGAAAGATCCGCAGACCGGCCAATACATCGTCCAGCCGAGCGTCTTTGACTCAAAATCCAAAGCAACGGCACTCCTCGATCAGCCGAACGCCCTCAATGCGCTCATCACGATGAATCAGAAGCTCAAATCAGAAGGTCAACAAGTCGATCCGTTGTACAACCAGTCAAAATCTACCATCACCAAGGTGTTGCAGTACCAATCTATGGACTTGGGTAGTTCGCAAAAAGATAAGTGGATGTTGCAAAACAGTAGTTGGTATCAACCACTCTCTGACGCTCGAACGGCTTACTTCAATAGTCTGCCACCTGCTGATCCGAATAAACCGCAACTCCCTATCCAACCGCCGACAGCATCTCCACAATTACAAGGCTTGCTCAATCAGTATGACGGCATCACCGATAGTCAAACCAAAGCCCAATTTATGACCGCTCACCCTGACATCGGACAGTTCTTTGATAACATGTCTGCCTATACGAATAAAATGCTTGTTGCGCAGGGTGAAGATCCATTACGAACCTATCCGCAAGCTGGCCCATCAACTCAACAGTTTATGGATAAGTACTTTGCCACCAGCACATCAGGCCGTAGCGCACTGCGCACGGCTGATCCGCAGAACTACTTGGCAATGGAAAACTACATGGCTAACAACGATAGGTACCAGCTCGACAAGCAGGCCGGGCTTGATCAACTGCTCGGTCCCGGGCAGAACAATCTGACTGCGCCAGGCCAAGCCTTCCAAAAAGCCGCGTTCGGTCTTGGTCAGTACGACATCGCTAAAGGCACTGCGCCAGATGGCTCGACGGCCTTCCAGTGGTTCCCATCGACCAACGGCGCACCTGGCTCAACAGCCAACATCAGCCCGCTATCTGCGATCACTCAAGGTGGCATCGGCTTCACTGGTGTGAAGGGCTACAGCAGTAAGAAGAAGAGTTACAGCAAGACGACTGGCCCACGCATGAAGCCGAGCAACAACCACGGTGCATCGGCCTATAAAGCATACAAAATCAGTCACTCTAGTAAGCAAGCCCCCAAAGATGCATTCACGAATGCACTCGAAAACGCTATCAAGAAAGGCGCCACGCATAAATTAAAAGCTCCACAGAAAGCCGCTGGCAAAAAGGTAAAAGCATGATAAGATGGAAGAAAGCAGCGACCGTATCATCGACCCTGCCAAGAGGTAAATGTCGATGATAGTCTCAGATGCAATGAATGAAATCAATGACGCCTTCCGAGGCCTTGATGACGTTGTACCTATTGAGGGAAGCGACGAATGGAATTATTGGCTCCGTACTCTCAATAAAAAGAAAAACGAACTCTACCTCAACTCGAAGATTAACCTGTCTGATATCTGGGACGTCAAAGATGTCGGCACTATCGCTGCTGACGCTGCCCCATCATTTACCTTGGCTGATAGCTTCATTGGCCCCAGCGATTCGATCTACTGTGTCGATGCAGACGGCCGGCGCACCGACTTTGACATTATTCCACCGCGTGAACGCGACCCGCTGAAACGGAACGTGTTTATTGCCGGAAACAATCCTAAGACCCTGTACTTCACTAACGCGATCCTGGCTGGTGAGCCCATCGTTGGTGCGACGTTGTCCGTACCGGGTTATTACCTCCCAGACGACGTCGCTAATGATAACGATGATCTGCCGTTCAACGATCCGCAGTGGGTCATCATGGCGGCAGCGGCAGAAATCGCCTTCAACGACCTTGTCTATGAAGACAAGGCTCCTGACCTCCAAACCGAAGCTGACACCCTCTGGCAACAGATGATGAGTACTGACCGCGTTGATACCTATGGCAATAGCCGCAAGATTCCTGTCAGAGTGTGGCGCATCCCTAAACCGACACGGAGATAAGCCATGCAGCCGGAATTATCAACAAAGCGAAGTACCCGAAAATCCCGTATCCCGGTTGACGTCCACCAAAACAAGTTCGACAAGGGCTATATATCCACCATCGATAACTCGCGCCGGCCAACCGATTCTTTAGCCGACATGACCAACATCGAAGTGGTACAGGATAGTGTCTTGCAACCACGGCCATCATTGGTCCGTTATGGTATGCAGCCGAGTTATCCGGTCATCGGACGTGGCAACGCCCACTACGGTGGTCTCCGCAGTCAGTTCTTCATGATGAATGTCAGTGGAACTGGTGAGATCTTCCAGCAGACCGATGGTGGCTCGTTTACCAGTGTCGGTGGTTCGTATGACGATTCAGCGTGGGCAGGCTTCGTCCAGGCGCAGGGCAAAGTCTTTCCGTTCAACGCCGTTGACAACCTGAGTTATGTCCTCCTGTCTGACAACTCGATCCACACTTATACCGGCTTGGCGACACCAAGCGCGCCATCACTCACCCCAACTGGCATGAGTGGTTCAACCTTCCCTCACTACTACGCCGTTAGTGCGATCAATGACGTGGGTGAATCAATCGGATCGGTCGCGACTTCGATCGCTACCGGCAAGGTTCGTGACTCATGGCTCGATGGCACTGATTCCATGGCTATTAGTTGGACGGCGGTCCCGGGCGCAGTTGGTTATACCGTCTACTACGGCACAACCGCCGATACGCAGAACGAGTTGTATACCGTGAGTGGTAACGCGACGACGTCCTTCACTGACGACGGCACACTATCCGTTAACCCGTACAAGATTACGCCAGTTGGTGATTCAAGTGCTGGCGCAATTTTCCTCTGGATGTACGTCGATGCAAAGAACTCGCAAATCTACGGTATATCTACTGACGGCAAGCTCTATTACTCAGCCGCTGGCACGGCGGACTTCAGCCCTTTCAACGGTGGTGGTTGGGTAGCCATCGATGACCAGGGCGCAACGCAACTCAACTATGTCGACGGCTTTCATGATGGCCATGGCGATCCTGTCATCACCGTCTCGGCACGTGGTGCGGCCGGTAAGGGCAAGCTATTTCACGTCACCTTCGACCAAGAGACTGTCGGTGACCAGATCATCATCTTCCCGAACGTGGTTGAAGCGCCAAGTGAGTTTGGTACCTACTCTGCTCGCGGCACGATCAAAGCCCGCGATGCACTGTATTACTTCACTGGCGAAGATGTTCGAACGACTGGTATCAGCCAGAACATCCTCAACATCCTGACTACACAGATTATCTCGCAAGTCATCATCCCCGACATGGCGAACATCAATGCCGAGAACCTCTATAAGAGCGTTGGTATCGAACTGCGCGACCGCTTGTTCTGGGCACTCCCGGTTGGCTCAACAGAGAACAGTGAAATCTGGTACCTCGACCTATCTCGCAACAGTCTATGGGTGCTCCGTTGGCCGATCGCCGCGAAAGACATGTGGCTCTACGAAGACAACGATGGCGTCACCCATCACTGTGTGCTCGTCGATAACGTGATCCTCGAGTTCACCCGTGCCGGCTCTCAGACCCATCAAGACGACAACGTGCCATGGCGCAGCCGTATCGGTTTCCAATCGCTTGTCTGGGATGAAGATGGCCTCACACTCGCCAGCATCCGCCGCCAGTACTTTAAGTTCCTTTTTCCAAAGGGCAACATCAACGTCAACGCGACAGGCCTTAGTCGCACCGGTGTCCAGTCGTCAGCGGGTTCGGCGGCGTTCTCAAGTGTGACTACTCCAACTGGTATCGGTATATGGGATTACTCCGGTGATTACAAGTACGGCGATGATCCCGGCTCTATCAGTACATATGGCAAGAGTGTGGCCGTTTTGCAGATAAAACCCCGAGGATTAGTCAACCAGCTCGACTGGGAAGTTGTCGCAGATACCGCTAATACCGATTACATCCTGAGTGCCGTCAACACTGTTGGCTTCTCGCTCGCTAATTTAACGTTAAAGACATAGGAGAACTAATGTATGACAGCACAAGCAACAGACAAATTCATGGAAGTAGGCGTTCCTGGTAGCGCCACAACCCTCAGCGCTCCCGGCTATACGATCGGTAATAGCAGTATCACCGTGGGGAGTACTGCTAACTGGCCGACAACTACCGGCGTTGCTTTCGCGATTGATGTCGTCCAGGTTGTTAATAGTGTCGAGGTTCGGGTTGATGGCACCTATTGTGAATTCGTTGGAACGGTGAGCGGCGGCTCGTCGGTCACCAATGTCGCTCTAACTTATGGCAACCCACAGAACTACGCTGCTGGCGCACTGACCCGTGTCTACATCCCCGTGTCCTCAACACGCGAAAATCGCCTTGCTGACGGGCTTCTCGTCGAGCACAACCAGGACGGCACCCACGGGGCGATCACCTCTACGAACGCCGCACTCACGACACCAAAGATCATCACTGGTGTTAATGACACCAATGGCAACTCCCTGATCAAGGTGGCTGCTACAGCATCAGCGGTTAATCAAGTCACTGTCACTAACGCCGCGACTACACACGCCCCAACGATTTCTGCGACTGGTTCAGATTCGAACGTCACTCTGAGCATAGTCGGTAAAGGAGTCGGAGGTGTAACTTTACAGAATCCATATAAGTTTCGTGTATATCGAAGCGCAGCTCAAAATACAGGCAATAATGCTGCAACAGTAGTTCTGTGTGATACAAAGACATACGATACTGGATCGAATGTTGATGTAACGACAAACAAAGGAAGATTTACAGCTCCCATAGCAGGGTTCTATCAGTTCAATGGATGTACTGGTATATCTGCGGCTAGTGGAACCACCGTAATCTATGCGGCTCTTTATAAAAATGGATCACTTTACTCGCAAGGTTCTCTCTATGGTTCCACAGCTGGCACAAGTTCTGTCGCAGCTAATGTCAGCGACATAATATCGCTGGCTGCCAATGACTATGTTGAGTTATGGGTATTTTGTAACGGAACCGCCGCTATGGTATCGGGTACATCAACAAATAATTATTTCTCAGGCTCTCTAGTGAGTACAACGTAATGAAAAGCGAAGTCGAAACCCCACAACCGATCGCATCAATCCCGCTACCAAGTGCCGACTATATTCAACTTCGCTTCGATCAAAATGACAAAGCAGTCGCCGAACTCAAGAAAGAATCAGGAGATCGCTTCGATAAGTTGACCGACAAGATTGACACTTTCACTAGTCAATTTGCCACGAGAGATGACGTTAAAGAGCTACAGGTCATAGCCGATAAAGAACATAAAAAACTTTGGGAGGCTATCGACAGAATCAATCGTAGCGCCCGCTGGTGGATCGCAACGGGATTAGCCATCGTCGTAGCGACGGCAGCGATCATAACCGCGATTAAAACAAGGTAAGGAGGAAGTATGGGCATTTATATCAAACGATCACACCGTGGACAGTTCAAAGCTAAGGCGCAAAAGCATAACCTGACCGTGAAACAGTATGAGAATAAAGTCTTAGCCAAAGGTAGTAAAGCGAGCGCCGCCACTAAGAAGCAAGCGGTCTTCGCAAAGAACGCAGCTAAATGGAAAAAATAGATGATGGAGTATACCCAGTTACTGACACCGAACACTAATATCACAGTCGTCCCTGACGAATGCCTGCAAGACGTGCGTGAAGCATTCGGTATCGCAGCGACTGGTAAATATCCAACGGCTATAAGTAACTGGAACGCCAGCCCAACCAAACACGAGGACGAGGATTGGCCTTCATTCTGGTTTCCCATTTGGTTCACTGTAAAAGGAATAACGGCAGGACATGTGGCAATTCATGCGCCAGACAATTCTATCTATTCATCGAGTAGCTCGACATCTAGCACGTTCGTGCATCATCCGAATCTCGCTGCAATGCAACAGTATTGGGCCAACGGGACGATATTAACGTATTTAGGCTGGACGAATGACGTCGAGGATACAACAGTAATAAAAGAAGGAGAAACTATGTCAGAAGACGCCTGTACAGTTCTCTATTCACTGGCTTTCCCCAATCAGCCGGTGAACGAGAACTGGGTAAAAGCATTCACCGGGCAATCTGTAGACAATGCACTAAACGCCATCAGGGATGATCCATCCCGCCAGGCATATATTACCAAGGTCATCAACGATGCTGCGGCATTTGAGAGTGGGCAATCCGTGAACCGTACTGCCGTGATGACGTATATCAATCAAAATCTTAAGTAAGGAGAAAAACTTTATGACAATCACACTAACCCCCCTAAACAAAAAACAATGGGCCAAAGTCGGTTCGGTCTGCCTCTGGCTAGTTGTATCGGCTGCCTGCGCTGCCGCGACAGCCGCAATCACGAAAAACCTGTTCGGTCTGTTTTCGATGCCAGTATGGAACCTGGTCGGTGTCGTTTTTCAGGGCATCTTCACACAAGAGGAAACCGCTGCGCTCGATCACCTATCACCAAGTCTTCAAACTGATGTACAGGTCCTGGCGCCCGAACTCGAACAAACCGCCGCAGACGTCGTAACTAGTGTGGTCGAACCCCCTGTTGTTGCGCAGCCACCGGTCGCAACACCTGCAACTGAACAAACCGCCGATACGGCGGTATCGGAGAATTAATAATGCTTCTTCGCGCGATCATCGTATTTTTAGTCGTTGCGTTAGGCGACAGACTGGGCATATGAATAATGAACGACTACGAGAAGACCGGCAATTGGAAGTCGCCTCGTAAGATTGAAGAGGAAATCCGCCTCTATCAACGCAAACGTTTCGAAGACTATATGGAACTCGAAGACATTGGGATGCTTGGCCGTGACCTCGCTCTTACTGCCCTACGTGGCGAACTGGCCAGCGTTGAGTGTCCGACCGTAGGGCTCGATACCAACGCGCTAAGGCAGATGATGTCTGATTCCGGTGAAGCTGCGTAATCTCGAAATCATCAAAATATGAGATAATGATGGTGAATGGACTACATTACCAGTCCTCACCAAGCAGAACTAAATGCCGCCAAGATCATGCGCGGCTGGGGTTATCTTGATGCTAAGGCCACCACAGGCGGCGCGGACGGCGGTATCGACGTCCGCTCACGCGGTGCGCTCGCTCAAGTCAAGTGGAAGAGTTCATTGGCCAATAGACCCGAGCTTCAAGCGCTGTATGGTGCTCGTGGCTCTGACACAACGAAACAGCTGTTCTTCTTCTCGTCAGCCGGTTACAGTGCGCCTGCTATCGCGTATGCCGATGATGTTGGCATTAACCTGTTTCTCTATGAATCGACTGGCAAAGTATGGCCAATCAACCGTGTCAGCGCACCCACATCGACCCAGCGCTCCTGGACAAGTTATGATTACCTCATCCTCCTACAGGCAGTGAAAAACATTTTCCGCATTCTCGGCGTTGGTCCGACGAAGCGCCGCCGTCGCCGCAGACGAGCATGAACCTGCTACTCTGAACATAATAGTTGTTCAGTTAGGAGACGCTCGTGGCTAAAAAGACCCAGACCATCGTCACTATCATCGACGACCTGGACGGTACTGAACTCACTGACGCCGTGGAAGTTGTGTTCGGCTATAAAGGCACCAACTACCGCATGGATCTATCGAAACCCAACGCCGACAAGCTAGACCGGCTACTTCACCCTTACGTTGAGGCTGCTCAAAAGATCAGCGGTGGTCGTGGACGGCCGAAGGGCACTGGAACGTCGCGGGCTAGCACCGGCTCTGGCCTTAGTAAGGAGGAGTTGGCCAACATCCGTGAGTGGCTAAGGCGCAACGGTCATGAGGTGAGCGAGCGTGGCCGTATAAAGGCGGATTTGCTTGCTCTCTACGATCAGGCGCACGCACCAGCACCAACACCAGCTAGCTAAAGTGTTGCGTCCATAGCCGGTTGTTATAGCCGATTCCGAGACGCTGCCAACGCCGGTCAATCATGTTGGCATGATGGCCAGAGCTTGTGCGCCATGCCTCAAAAACCGCGTGAAGTGTCGCCTGACCCATGGCGATGTTCTCGGCATAGCGTGAGCAGTTTCCATCTGGATCGACGTGGTTGTAGTAGTCGCGGTTATACATGTCATCGGCTTTGGCTTGAGCTGAACACATTAATTCCTGGCTGAGTACAAGCGGCCTGGTACCATAACGAGCGCGCTCATCGTTCACCATGTCGAGCATGTCATCCGGCTCACCATTGATCTCGATGAGCGTCTGGGCATGTTCAAGATCCATGTATTGCAGAGAATCCCCGTAGACGGCCATCCGTTCGAGAGCACTTAATTTGTTCATGAAGACCTCCCTAGCCCGTTAAAGTCGTCAACGCTCATGTCGTATGGCGTTGGTCCGACCTTTTTCTCATCTGCGCCCTGAGACGCTTCTGGCGGCGCTGTGTAGCGCCTGGCGGCAATTCGGTCCCGTACATCACCTACTGGCGTCCCGTAGCGACTGCGGGACGTAGCAATGACCTCCTGGCCGGTTCCGGTGGCCGGTCTCGGCGGCAGAGCCGTCACAGTGACGATTTGTTGCCCATTGGCCGTGGGCAACTGAACAATTGGGTTATACGGTTCGCCGTTCTGGAAGTCCCACTCGGTGAGCTTGTCGGTACCCATGTTCCGGCGCCAGGCCGTCGCCTCGTCGATGGACTTGAGCGGATAGATCACCCGTGTCATGACGTTGTTGAAGACTGCCGTTTGGATGTCTTTCGGTAGTCCGGTGATGTACTGCGTCCCAAGCGTTACCGGTAACAGGTGCTTGCGACCTCGTGCCAGTATGTCCTCAAGCATGTCGCGGATGCTGGCTGATATTTGAAACTCGTCGAGGTAGAGCGCGTTTGGCTTGCGTAACGTCTGGTCATCGAAATGCTGCGCCGTCGTCCAGAGCGTGCCGAGTAACAGCGTGCCTAGCAGTTGCGCGGTCTTTGGCGGTAGGCCGGCAAGACTGATGAGAACAATTTTGTTATGCAGTAGCGCGCGCTCCCAGTTCAGTCCCTCACCTTCCCTCACCGACTGCCCTACCATGTGCCGGATTTCGGGACGTTCTGTCAGTTGCCACAGTCGCCGGTAAAGCGGATCGGTATAGCTATCCCACCTCATGCGCTTGCTGGGTTCGGTCGCCAACCAGCCGCTTGCTTTCATCCGGTCCCAGAAGTCTTTCAGTTCGGGATCGCTCACACTGCCAACTACCCTTCGCGCCCAGGCTGTTTCATCCGGTTTCGGCCGTAGTAATGATTCAAGGTCGACCAGATTCATGTTGCCTTGCACTAAGGTCCACAGGCCGTGATGCAGCAACTCGCGTACTGTGACGCCCTTGCTTTCAATCTCTGGGTACAGTCCCGCAAAGATGTTGACGATCTGGTCAATGACGCCCAGGCCAAGCCCTTGCTTGAACACATCAAACGCCACGGGGTTCTCGGCGTTGTCGCGGACATGGATGTCGAGTACATCTTTTATGCGATCCTCTGGAATGTATTGGCGCGCACGTGAATACAAAGATTGTGCAGAGTCAGAACCAGACGCGTCGATGACGATAGCTCCGAAGCCCCGCGATACGTCGTCGTAGAAGTTGTTTGCCATCCCAACCGACTTCCCTGACCCGATACCACCTATATAGATGGCGTTCTGAGTAACGAACTTGTACGGGGTGCCCTCGTCACCATAGGCGAGTGCCACTGGACGATGAGACACGTTACTTTGCCCGAGCAGCCGTCCATCGCGAGCAACGGCTTCCGTCGCCGCAATCCGGCGCGTAGCTCCCTGGCTCAGTCCAGGCACCGCAGGATCACCAATAGGAGGTGCCATCAATGCCGACAACTCAGTCACCGTAAGTTGCGCACTTTTCTTGTTCGGTGTGGGTGCCAGGTTGAGTAGGGGATCGAGTCCTTTGCGCACAAGTTTTGCTCGCAGTTTAACTTCGTTGCTCTCAGCGTTCCGTAGCTTGTGTAGGACGTTGCCGATCAACATTTTTGCTCGGACATCACTCTCAGCCTGAACACCAATCCTGATCGCTACGTTGAAGTTTGGCTCAATAGCTTTCTTCTGTCGGTCGGTGATCTCGAACCTGTCAGCGACGACGTTGCCGATCAAGTAGTCCCGTGCCGTGACCTTGGACTTGGGGGAGTTGGGTAGGGGTAGCTTGACGCCAGTCGTGTGCGCCAGGACGAGCTGGTAGCTGACGACCTCACCGGCGCGCAGGCCATCTTGAAAGCTGTGCAGGATTGAGACTGCCAGCGTTTCGATGTTGTCGCGCTTATTGATACGCAGCATCCGGCTTGTATCAGTCATTGAGACATCGACGGCTAGAGTAGGGGAGAAGTGGGGCAGTTCAACCTCATTGACCGATGCACCTGGTATGTGGGCGTCGATCATGCCCAGGACGTGTGAACAATTTTGTGGTGCAACACGAATGATGTGGCGGACATCCTTTGAGGTCCAACGGACTTCGGACACGATGGTTGGTATGAGGTGCTGATGGGGGCGACGCAAGCCGCCCCCCAGCTGGGACAAAAATGAGACAATCATTTGTTCAGACGTGCCACGCGGAAAAGTGACCTCATAAGCCTTGCGGCTTTGGTCGAGCTTGAACTGCGCCTGCTTATTCATGTCCGCTATCTTCCAGATAACGAAGCCAAGTGTCGGCAGACCGACTGATATGATCCCTACATCCATTCGAAAGATGCTTTAACACAACCGCTTTGATTTGTCTACATCTCGTCATTACGGCCACCAGTATGGAATCGCCGGAGAAACATGACGACGAAGGTGAGGGCAACGACAGCGATCACAACCGCTAGAGCGCCCTTGTACTGTTGCAGCAC